CTGCGAAGCTATTGGGTCAACCTCAAGAGGAGTTACCGAAGTTCTCGAATACTCCCGACGAAGGGTTTGCTGGTATAATGGCGGGTGGGTGGGTTGGCAGACATCTCAAGCGACTTCTTCGCAAGAACTGTGTATGTCCTGGCCTGGTACACGGTACGTTGTGCCACAACCTATCTGTCGCGCTAGACATCTTGGAGAGCAAGACGGGACGGGCATCTGTCGGCGAGGAATTCATAGCGCGTGCTATCGACAGCTATCGGACTGATATGACTGTTGAACATGATCGCTCATACCTTGCTGATCTCGGTACAGACCATCTGCTTGAGGCAGAGTCATATCGGGAAGCCGTCCGTCTACGCATCAAGGAAATTGTCGGGGTAGCGTTCCACGGGGCACATTTGAATGTGTCCGACTACATCCCGAGTCTGAACGCCGGTTTCACTAGTTCACAGAAGAATGGTGGGACGTTCGGGGGCCTGCTCGCACGCTGGTACGATCGAAATCGTGGTAGTTTGGATATTGAGGAGGCTAGCTTCGTGGCTTATCATAGTCACAAAGAAGGCGGCCTTAACGTCAACTGCCGCGAGGTACCGCGTCACTGCGAAATGCTGAAGGGCTGTTCTATCCCCGTTATTGGTGGGAGTCTAATCCCATCATGGCGTCAGTTCCTTTCGGACTGCCTGGATGAGGTTTTAGCACGGAATCAAATTCTTGTTAAGCCCTATCCGATCCAGGAGCCTGACAAATGTCGGGTGATCACCATGCAGGAGGACGAGGCAACTCTGATGGCTATTCCTATGCAGAAACTAATGCATAGTCGGTTGATGAAAATCCCGAGCCTGTTTCCAACAGGCGGACCGATAACAGAGGCCTTCTGGTCGCAACATATGGCGGCCAGACTCTCAGACGATGAGCTCTACATCAGCGGTGACTATGAAGGCGCCACCAATAACCTTGACCCGGATCTGTCTCTGTTCACATGGGACTGTATCTGCGCTGAGGTGTTGGAGGGTGACTCCAAGAGGTCGCTCACAGACACTGTCTGGCATCGTCTGGGACGTCTCGATCTGACTGGACACAAGTTCTGCTTCCCCGTTAATGAAGAGGCAGACGGAGGTCTTGAACACTGGAATGAAGAATCCTGGATATCTGGTTGGGAGTTTACTGAAGGGGTGATTCCCCCGGGCATGACTGGTCTCACGCAAAAGTGGGGTCAGCTTATGGGCTCTCCGACTAGTTTCCCCGTACTGTGTATCATCAATTTGGCAGCGACTAGCGTTGGTCTGG